CACCATCACACAGGCATTATGGGGGGTAAAACGAAACGTCCTTAGACAGTAAAGTATAAAAAGGGCAAAAAATGCCCAACTGGCGTGTGTTTCACGGGATTTGGCAGGAAATAGGGTGTAAAAACGAAACGTGCCAGTTACTTTAATTTGCTTCAATTCTGCTTTAAATATAGGGGCTGTAGGGGCGCATAATTACACCGTTACTTTAACCACATGCTGGAAATGTACAAAAAACGCTACTGTACAGCATTACAGCAGGATAACACCCCACTGATATTACACCCAAAAAGCCCACGTAAACGGCTATACTGCACCCGACAGCCAAAGGGCTGATTTTTCACGTTTTTTGAGTTGGGCAGACAGTTGGGCAGACAGTTGGGCAGACATATCTATGTTTTTAAAGGGCTGTTTATTTGTTAATATTTGCAGTTTTACCCCCGTTTTTTGCAAAAAATGTACTTTTCGGGATAGTTAGTAACATGGGTTTTTTATATTGAAGTTTCCGTGAAACATAATACTGGCGGGGTTTTAGGGCGTGAGATAACATATATAAAAAATCAAAAACCCCCTGTTTTGCCGTGTTTGAGTACGTTTTGGTGTACAAATGCTGGACGGAATGTTACTGTATGACGAACTGTTTTGCTACAGGTTTGCTGCCCGGAACCTGTAAACTGTACACGTAACTGCCGGGTGGTAAATCTCCCCGGCTGATAATGATGCTGCTGAACTGATTGGAAACCTGATAAGAACGTACCTGCTGCCCGCTGGCATTATATACCAGCACCTGGGCTGCATTGACCCCGGCAGGCAGTGTATATGTGAGCGTGGCGGCTTCCTGTACAGGATTAGGATAAAGCCCCGTTTCGGTATCATCTTTGCCGGGCTTTTGGATGCCAGCATATTGCCCAGGCAGGCCGTACACCTCTGTATATTGCACTGAACCTGATGCCGGGTTTTTATGTATCAATAATTTGCAACCACCATCGGTGTTTTTAATGTTGTGCCACGCTACATTTGAGAATGTATTCAGCACAACGCCGTCTTCGTTTACAATTTTCCCAATGTATCCTGAACCATCAGCATAACAAACAAAAACTTCAATTTTGCTGTCAGAGTTAAACAGCGTTTTAGAAGCGTAAAAAGGTGCTGTATATAGTATCGTTGCAGTTGAGGGGATGCCAGCATTTATATCTTTCCAAATCGTGTGGTCGAGGTTGTATAATACTACCCTTTTTGTTGCATCGTTTACGCTGACATATTTAAATCCCTCATCATCCACCTTTTCAAGATACATGCGCCAATTCCCTGCGTAGGAATTTTCAAATACTACCTGCGAATAGGACACAATAGATAAGAGAACAAAGATGGGAATTAATACACGTTTCATTTTTTTGAAATTTACAAGTTGGGGTAATTTTTCATTATATTATATATATCCTTATAACTGCTTAGCTTTTCAAACTCCTGATTTACTAACGCTTCCCTATACGATTGGTAAAAGTCTTGAGCTAACACATCGTCAGCATCAAACGGCCTTAGTTCTATAATTGCCTTTTTTAGACCGTCATTCATTTTGGAAATTATTGTAGTCACATCTTTCAATGCATCCAACTTCTCCTGATGCGCCATTAAAACTTTTTCCTTTGTAGAATTGTGTTTGTTTAATTCTTCATATAGTTCAATGTGAATATTCCTGAACAGGTATTTGTCGTAGGAATTTATAAAAAGTAATATCTGCCGGATTGATTTTTGAAATTCAGCTAATTCGGGTATTGCTTTTTGAAAAGCCGCCTTATTTTTTGTAGTAATTTCTAACTGAATATGCGCAGCAGTTTCCCAATTTGGATTTTCTTCCCTGTTCCTAAGTTCTGATGATAAACCTGGGGCTATCCTTTCAATAAGTTTGTGTTTTTTTATCCGCTCTATGTCCTTTTCAAGGCGGTTAACTATATCATGACTATAATTTTTACTGGTGTTTAAAATCCATTCAGCAGGAATATTATACACTTTCTCTATTGTGTCTGCAATCTTACTACTAACGGATAATCTACCACGCTCAATGTCTGAAAGGCTACCCTGTTTTATTGATATAGATGCTGAAAAATCTTGTTGTGACAATTTCAGAGCCTGCCTTACAGCCTTAACCCGTTGGTTTGGTATCGGTATTTCTTTAGGAGTATCAGCCATAAAAAAAAATTAATTATAGTTTGGAATTATAGTTTGTTAACTATAATTTTGACTATATTTAATAGTTAACTTTATATAGTTTAATACTCAAAAGTATATTATTTATGAGCAAAGGAGCAAATATCAGGCAAGTATTACCATATGGTGCAATAAAACGGGTATCAGAAAAGCTACGCATTCCATACGTCACCGTTAACGCTGTGATAGATGGAAAGGTGAAAAATAAGGAGGTGTTAATTGCGCTGGGTGAAGAAGTAGCAGCAGCCAAGAAAGAAGAAAAAGCATATCAAAAACTGCGTGAAAAACTTGTAGCCTAATCAAACAGCCCGTTGTAATGCCCCACATTTGGATAAATAAACAAGGTGAAAAAGTTCCTGTCGTTCTACCAGACGAACTGGTACCGCTATATAAAACCTCCTATAAGGCGTTAGACAGGGAAATACAACGTTACAAGGATGTGCCCTATGGCATCAAAAGGGCGCAACAGGGCGGCAATGGCAGGCGGTTACTAATAGATTTCGACAGCCTGCCTAAAAATATACAGGAAGCATTAGGAGACCCCCGGCAGGCATCACACCTGATGGAGTATTTCTATAGTGTAGACGAAGCGGCGGTGCGTTTCTACGGCGATTACCAATTTGAGGACGGCGGATACCTAAGCCTTGAGCACCAACGGGAATACATAACCAATGCCAGCGTATTACAAGCAGCAAAAAAACTAAAAACCGCCCGTGAGCGGGAACGCAGAAGTAAGGGTAGCCACTTAAAATACATAATGGACAGCGTACGCAAAGATGTAGCGGGGTTTAACCATACGCTACAGGTGAAGCACAACGTGAAACACACGCTGCCCGAAAGTGAAAGGCGGTTTAAAGAGGTGTTCAGGAAGTTTTTCAAACCTACAGATGAACACACCTGCAATTACAAAAGCCTTATCAGCGGCAAACTATGCAACCAAAACAGCCGCAAGGTAGATGACGGCGTAATGCAATTGCTGAATGACCTGTTTGCGGGGCAAGGCAACAAACCCACCCGCACCGAAGTGTCGAGGGTGTATGACGGCTTTCTGCAAGGGTATGTGAGCGTGATAAAGAGTGACGGCAGCGGGGAGATGTACGACCCGAAAGAATACAAGCCGTTGAGCGAAGCCACCATTATCAACTACCTGGGCATGTGGGATGAGCGCATAGGCACCTATGCCAAACGTAGCGGGGACAGGCAACAACTGATGGCGCAATTTAAACCCTATCACAGCCTGAAACGCCCTGAATACGCAGGCAGCATCATAAGCGTGGATGACAGGCAACCGCCGTTTGAATACGCACCCGGTGAAAGGATGTGGTTTTATAACGGCATAGACCTGGGCAGCGAAGCCTTTACATGCTGGGTATGGGGTAAAAGCAAGGAGGGTATTATAACAGACTTTTACCGCCAGCTTGTACGCAATTATACGCAATGGGGCTTTAACCTGCCGCTGGAGATAGAAGCCGAATTGAGCCTGAACAATAGTTTTACCAACAGCTTCCTGCGCCCCGGTGTGATGTTTGACCATGTGCGGATAGAAGCCAACAACGCAAGGGGTAAGCGCATAGAGCGGTACTTTAAAAGCCTGCGTTATGGAAATGAAAAAGAGCGTGACGGATGGCTGGCACGTCCATTTGCCAAAACAGAAGCTAACCAGGCAGGCCCAGGTGCAAAAAAGATAATCCCCTATAACAATATCGTAGAAAATTCACTTCGTGATATACAGGAATGGAATAATAGCCCACACTCTGTACACACCCATATGAGCAGGTGGGATGTGTTTTGCGAAATGCAGCACCCTGACACAAAGCCCACCAACTGGAAAGGCATATTGCCCACGCTGGGATATGCAACAGCCACCAGCGTAAAAACGGGCATCATCAAACTACAGGGGGGAGAATACCTGCTGGGGGATGACGGGCAGATATACACCGGGGAAAAGCTAATCAACCTGATGAAGCGTGTAGAGGGTGAAAACGTGACTGTGTACTGGCTGGATGATAATGAGGGCAATGTGCTGAAAGCTATTGTGTACCTGGGCACTACCTGCATATGCGAAGCCCTGCCCAAACCGATGTATAGCCGGGCAACAGCGGAGCGCACCCCCGAAGATGAACAAGCACGGCAAATAATGAGCGCATACGTGGCAACGATAGACGGATATATGAACAGGAAACGTACCAGCATAAATGACGTGCTGGTAATAGACAACCGCCCCAAGACCATCAGCAACAGGTTTGTAATACCCGGACTAACGCAGTACGTGCCATCTGACACAGAGCCTGAAATAATGCCGGATATAGAAGACAACGCACTACCCATTCCAATGCCTAACAAAACATATCGTAAAAGCCTAAAAGACAGAATTTAAATATTGACAAACTATGATACAATTTCCCAAAGAACTGAAACCAACGGTAGTAGCCGCCCTGCTGGAGCAGCGTAACAACTTTGACGGCGGTGACAAACAATTTGCCAAGCGTTACGGCATAACCTTGAAAGACTACAGGAATATTACAACATGGCGCACGTATGACACGCTAATGAGCCCGGCAAAATGGATAAAAGCTGCACGCGAACTTGGCATAGACAGGAAACAGCAGCCGTGGAAAACGGCAAGGACGGAAGTATTTGAAGCCATAGAGGAAGATGTGATTTTCTGCCAAGAAAACAGCAAAAGCCTGATACTGGCTGATGACTGTGGTATAGGTAAAACATACACCGCCAAGTATCTAAGCCGCACCCGAAAAAATTGCTTTTATATAGATGCGAGTCAGTGCCCTACAAAAATTGAATTCATACGTGCAATAGCTAAAGCGATAGGGGTAGATAGTAACAATAGCCTGAATGATATACGTGCGGATGTAAAGTATGCACTGGCGATGCTGCCCAACCCATGCGTGATAGTGGATGAAGCAGGCGAATTAAAGAACGATGCAGCCATGCTGATAAAAGAACTGTGGAACGCTACTGAAAAATGCTGTGGCTGGTACCTGATGGGGGCAGACGGCCTGCGTGCCAAAATGGAAAGGAATATACGTACCAAAAAAGTAGGCTGGGCAGAACTCTTTAGCAGGCACAATGACAGGTATAACAAGATAGTGCCTGTGGATAAAGATGAACGGCTGGCCTTTTACAAAAAGCTGATAACTGATGTGCTAAGTGCGAACCTGAACGATAAAAGCCAACTGACAGCCATAGTACATAAATGCCTGACCAATGACAGCGGGCAAATATCCGGGCTGCGCCGTGCTGAAACGCTTATACTGTTACATGCGGCTTAAAACAGTGTTTAAACGAGTATTGAACAAACTATAAATAGAAAACACATGGTAACTGACAAACAAACAAAGTACAGCCCTGCTGAAAAAAAGCGTATGCTGGAGAAAGCAAAATACTGGCTGTTTGAAATGGGCTTAACCCAAAAGCAGGTAGCGGATAACCTGAACATCAGTCAAGGCACTATGAATAAATGGGTAAAACGTATGCGCTGGCGTGAAAAGCTAAAGGGTGCGGCAAGGCTGGAAGTGGCGAACAATATTAAGTGCAAGGACAGCCTTAACGTCTTTATGGCATGGCTGAAAGTGAAACACCCCGATACTCATGAAGCTATACAGCAGCCTTACAAAACATTTATTAAACGTCATTGATAATAAATTTTAATACAAACAAAAAACAACAGTGCTATGAGAAACAACAACCAAAATACCAGCAACCTGACCGATATAACAGGCATGTTTGATGCAGAAACAATCAGGAATATTGCAGCCGGCTATCCGGCAGGAATAGAAGATATACTGGATGGAATGATAAGGGAAGCTTTTGTACATGCTGGGCACGAAAGGGAGGGTGACGAACCTAAATGGACGTTCAATGAACGGGTGTGCATGGCTGACCTGATACGTGTACTAAAACTGGTAGCACGCCTGCTGTGCAAAGTAATCGTAAAGAGTGATACTGTAATGCTGAATGAGGAAGATGCACTCCGCCTACACCGTGAACTCACAGAGATATGCGGTGGCAGAGGACGAGCCGAAAACCTGCGCCATCTTGAAGATTTTATGATTACAAAGCTTTCCGCACCTTTTATGATAGGGGAGTTTTTGACAATGAACCACGTTAATGACATCATATTCTATTACAGATTTCTAAAGGGCATAGTAAGCAGTTACAACCCCGACCATATGGAAAGCAGGGCGGCTGCATGATACGGTATCAACAACAAACAAACACTAACCCCACGCAAGCAAGAGCAGCCCCGTATATACGGGGCTGTATTTTTTTTTGATTAACTAAGTAGTGTGTTAATAAAGGTAGTAAGGATATAAAATGTAACATCAATGTAACCTGCATGGGTACAATGATTGGAAAGGTACAAAACATTGTATATTTGTAAGGGCACTACAACGCGCAAGGCGTAAAAAATGAAAATTACCCGGTTATTCAAATGACCGGGTAATTTTATTTTAAACATCCTCTTTCCCTTTTTGCGCTTGTTTCCGCAAATAAAATGTAACATCAATGAAACCACGCAATGCAGTGGTGTAGCACCGCTGGTATGTACATAGTACCTTTAAAGTGATTTTTCGTTATTTAATTTGTTCAATATTTACGCCGCCTGTTTCTACAGATGGCATTTTTAAAAAGACAGAAACAGGACAGATGTACACAAAAGAGGAACAGCAGCAGATAGAAGCTGAAATACAGGCAGAATATTCCCGCATAAATGGTATGCCTGAAAAGGATGTACGGCTTCTGTTGGCAGAAACTATTGTAAACCAAAAATGGCTTCAAAAATCAATTGAAAAAGTTGTTGAAGTAGCCGGGTTTGTTATGGAATTGCAATCAGACACAGTACATACTGTAAATAAAATCATCAGAAAAGAACCCGTGTCTGAAATAATGATTGGCGGTAGCCCGGAAGAAGTGGAGGCATTGAAAAGTCAAATGAATAAATGACATGAGTAACACAATTGAATTTATTCTAAAGCTTAAAGATTACGCATCGCTATCTGCGCAAAAATTTGGCACCACCGCTCAATCTGCGTTCAATGCGGTGGACAGGAAAGTGACCTCCGTGCAACGCAACATGCAGCATACAGGCCGTAGCGTGGACAGCCTTAGCCGCAGGCTGGATGACCTGCGTAGAACCCGCGACCTTTCCATTAACCGCAGGGATATTGTTGCCGCCAACCGTGAAATAGACAGGCTGGAAAGGCGCATCAACCATATGCATACGATGGGCGTGCGCCGGGGCGGTGCAGGAGGTGCGGGCATACTCGGTATGGGCATGGGCAGGATGGCGGCGGGCATAGCAGGCGTGGGGCTGGTAGCCGGGCTGACAACAGGTATAGGCGCATCAGCCAGCGCAGGTATGCAGAGCACCGCCACCCGTACATCTATGGAAGTGCTGGCAGGCCAGCAGAAAGGGGCGCAACTCTTTTATGACCTGAACAAGTTTGCCAAAGACAGCATCTTTGGTACGGAAGTATATAAAAACTCCCAAACAATGCTGGCGTTCGGTGTGAACGTGGATAATATCATGCCCAGGCTGAAGATGCTGGGGGATATCAGCATGGGTAACAAAGAACGCTTTCAATCACTGACACTTGCCTACGCACAGAACCAGGCGGCGGGCAGGCTGATGGGGCAAGACTTGCATCAAATGGTTGATGCGGGCTTCAACCCCTTGCAGGAAATATCGGAAATGACGGGCGTGAGCATGGCGAAGCTGAAAGAGCAGATGGAGAAAGGAGCTATCAGCAGCGACATGGTGACCAAAGCATTTGAACATGCCACCAGCGCAGGCGGAAAGTTCTTTAACATGACCGAGAAAATCGGTAATACCCCGTTTGGTAAATGGGAAGCATTAAAGGGGCAGACCGCTGATGTAGGCAGGCAGATAGGTGAACAGATGGCACCGTATATAGGTGCTGCCATAGACAGGTATGCCAAACCGCTGATGGACTGGATGGATGACACTGTAGTGCCTCGCATCGGCAGGTTTATGGAAACTGTGGGTGGTTTTGCAGAAATGATAATGCCGCATGTAATACAACTGGGGCAGACATTGAGCCGGGTAGGTAGTGTGGTATGGAAATTTATAACGAGTGAGGAAATGGCTAAACTGACAGGCAGTGTAGCCGGTTTAGCAGGTAATATTATTGAAGTTTTGGTGCCAGCATTGAAAACTGTTGCAGACGTACTTGAGCCCATAGCCTACCTGTTATCTCCCATTGCAGACATGCTTAGCGGTATAGTTGGTATCATACGTACAGATGCGAACTTCACAGGTGCTGTGAAAGGCTTTAAAGATGTGCAAGCAGAGCAAAACCGCCAAAATGTGGCAAAGCTGGAGTGGTTGAATAAATCACTCAATGCCGGAAAGCCTGTTTATTTGTCGCCTGCTGACATAGCCAGTAAAATTCAGGTACCTGGTGCGGCGATGTTCGGCAACCAGTTTTTAACTAAAACACCTTTGGGTGTGCCCACTTCACCCGTAGCTAATGCACCAACCAAGCCGGACGGTGCGGGTATATCCAATGCTGATTTCAACAGCCTGAACGATACCAACAAAACAATATCATCAGGTGGCCCGAAAGTCATTACTGTGAACTTTAACAAAGAACTGGTAGGCAACAATACCGTAATAGTGAACAGTAAAGAGCAGGCGGAGGGCTTCTTTGATGATAGTATAAAGGAATCAGTAATGAGGGCATTAGACACGTATTTTAAAAGCTAATTGATATGAGTAAAAAATCAGCAGAGTTAAGAGAGGTATTGCGAAACTTCATCAACGCCACTGTAGGCGTATCGGTACTACAGGGGGAAGTGAAAAGCATAGATGAAAGCAAGTGGACATGCGATGTGGAACTGCCTAATACCCTGCTGCTGTATGATGTGCAGCTGAAGTGCCTGAAAGAAACTGAAAAGGGCTGCGTGCTGGTGCCGAAAGTAGGAAGCTGGGTGCAGATAATGAATGTGGGCGAACCTGACTGGCTGGTGATAGCCATAGAGCAACTGGACAAAGTGATAGTGCTGGCAGATACGGAAGTGCAGGTGGATGTAGCGGGCAGCACCGTAGTAATGAAAAAGGACAGCATAAGCGTAAACAGCAACGGTAGCAGCGTGCTGATGAACAAAGACGGCATAACGCTGAACGATGGCAAGAAAGGCGGGCTGATAAATATAGCCCAGCTTGTGGAGCGGGTGAATAAACTGGAGGATGATAATAACGCCTTGAAAGATGTGTTTGTGAATTGGTCTGTATTAGCTCAAGATGGCGGTGCTGCACTGAAATCTGCCGCCACAGGCACCGCAGCACCTGCAACCCCTGCCGTACCGGGAACATGGGCTGCAAATAAGATAGTGAAAACCAAACGTAGTGATATTGAGGACACGAAAGTGAAACACTAACAGCAATCATACCCAATAACAATAAAAAACACAACTGATGAATAACAGAAACATGGGCAAAAAAAAGTTTGAGCAGTTGACCGCCCAGCCTGATAAGGGCAGAAAGAACAGGAAACCATCGGCCAAGCTACGAAATGAGCAGACCGTTAAACGAACAAAGCTATTGGTGATGCGTTGCTACTTTTTCAAAAACTTCTTTGCCGGGCTAAGCTATGAAATGATAGTACAGATGCTGATGAATGAGTTTTGTTTTTCGGAACTGACAGTAGGCCGTACCCTTATGAATAATGCCGCTGAAATAAGACAACTGATGACCGACAAACCAACAATAGAGGAACTGAAAATACAAGCACCCCACTATAACTGGAATGTAGATGACTACCTGCACATGCTAAAGAAAGAACAGACGTGATAACCTAAAAAAATAATAATTATGCTTTCCGCTAAAGAGCCAAGACCACAGAGCGGAACAGCACCCAAACTGAAGAAACATTTACCGTATATACGCAGCCAACAGCGTGATGTACATATTTTGCTGCGCTGGTATTTCTACAAAACAGCGTTTGACAACCTGCCACACCGATGGATAGTACAACTGCTGATGAATGAATTTTACCTGTCATCATCCGTAGTGAAAAAGGTAATGGATGCCCAAACAGAAAGCTTTAATCAAATGGTTAAAGACAAAAGCAGGCTGCATACCCTGAAAGAATACGCCCCGCACTTTAGCTGGAATGCAGAAGATTTTAAGGGTTTGCCCATGAAGAAACACAAGCGATAATAATAATTTCAAAACAATAAATAAAAAACACAAAGCAATGAAACAGACAAATGAAACAGTATTTGAGCCGGTATTAGTGGCTGATTATCCGTACAGGCGTAATCAACATTTTGCCGCCTGGGATTTGGTAAAACAAGAACTACAGGAGGCGGTAAACAGCTATAACAGGCTGGGGCTGGAACCCCTTAACAACAGGGAATTTGAACGGTTGTTTACCGATACGGAAAGCCTGATGTTTGATAAGTTTTCTGACGGGAAACCCATGCTTGCAGGATTGGAAGTGAACAAGCGCAAAGCTATGGACTTGATTAACAAGCCTGCCGGATATGCTGAAATGATGAGGGAGATTGCAGACGTGAATGAACTGGCTAAACGTGGGTTTATGATAGGTAACACCGATGCAAGGTTAGATACCGCAAAGCTGCACTATTATTTCGTGCTGAATGATGGGAAGACCGTTGAATATGGCAAAGGCTTGTTTGAAACAATTAACAAGCTGGGACGTTACTATGCCCAAACAAAGCAGACCGCTGACGTTTACAACTTCCTGCAAGCTGTGGTGGATGCATATTATGCTAACGGGCTGGATGTTTATGACGGCATGAAACAATCGGAACTGGGCAGCAGTAATGGTATGAAAGTATTCAGCGGTGATGATACGATAGCCAAACTGTGCAGCATCATAGAGGGAGTGGACAAAGAAACAAAAAAGGTAAAAGTCAAAACAAAGTTCTTTGACAACCGCATTATTCATACAGGACTGAACTTTGGTGAAGATAGCGGCAGTATCAGGACACCACACGGCAGGTAATCATAACAAAAAAACAAAGAGTAGATGAAAAAGGGAATAATGGTATTGACCAATAAGGAAAATGGCGGCTTTGCTGAAATATTTATATACGGTTATATAGGCGATAACTTTACTGATGATTGCGTTACTGCTGCCGAATTTGTCAAGGAACTGCGCATACTTGAGAAACAGTATAAGACCATCAAAGTGCGCATTAACAGCGGCGGCGGCAGCGTGTTTGACGGGTTGGCGATGTTTAACGCATTGAGGCAGTGCCCGGCAGTAACAGAAGCCTATATAGACGGTGTGGCTGCAAGTATGGCAATGCCCGTTGCGCTCGCCTGTAAGAAAGTGTACATGAGTAAGCACGCCCAGGGTATGTCACACAGGGTATCAGGCGGCGGATATGGCAATGCAGAGGATTTGAAGCAGATGATAAAGCTGATAGAGGAACTGGAAAGCAGCATTGCACAAATAATAGCTGAACGCACCGGGCTGTCAGTAGAAGCCGCAAAAACAAAGTACCTGACAGACAAAGACAGGTGGATAAATGCACAGCAGGCACTATCAGAAAAGCTAATTGACGGTATATATGACGGTGTCGAACTGGACGTGCCTGCAAATGCTTCACCCGTTGAAATGATGAATTTCTATAATCGTGCGTTGCAAAGCGGTTATCCTATTTCTGATGAGCCGGGCAAAGTATTGGTAAGGCTTTTTGATGGAATGCACATATATATGTCGGAGCCGGAAGCTGCTAAATGGCAGGCGAAAGCAGAGCAGCTAAAAGAGGAAGAAGAAAAAAAGGGTAAAATAACCACTGAAACCCCCGGTGAAATAGACTATTCAAAACTGACACCTGCGCCTGAATTGCTGCAAAGCTATGAGGAACTGGACAAGCAAGGGAAGCTGGCAAAACTGAAAGATAAACAGCCTGATTTGTACGCCTTTAAATACTACCGTAAGTATGATAAATATCCGGCTGGGTATAAGGTGGATGAAGCGGTGCAGAAATCACTTTTTGGGCTGTATGTGTATCATATGTCTGAAAAGTGGCTACGCTTAAGCTATGATGAATTACGCATGCCTGTATTAGGATTGTGGGAACTTGCAAAAGTTAACCCCCAACTATACGCATGGAAATATTATCAGAAGCATGACAAATACCCCAAGGACATAGAAGTTGATGCAGTGGCAATTGAGGAATACAAGAAAAAAGAGGTAGAATATCTGATGTCCTTACCGTATGACGACCTTATGAAAGGTGGTGGTATGGCAAGACTGAAAAAGCTGGATGAGGAAGCCTATAAAACCAAAACGCCTCCCAAACGGAATTAATATTGTTTCATCTGTCCGTAAGCGGTTGCATTGGTTTTGCAACCGCTTTATTTTGCCTTTAAACGGCATTGAAACACCGTATAACGCACAGAGGCAATACC